CCACTACCTGCGTCTGTAGGGTCTGAAGTCCATAGTGATACATATACTGTTGCGACTGATGTATATGATGTGTTGCGTAGAGTAGCATTGATTAATGCGTTCTCTAAATAATTACTCATTTCTGCCATGATTTATCCTTATGCTGTTGTAATTGAAAGATTGCCAGTATACTCACTAGAATCATCTGCTGCTGTTAATGAATTTACACCTCTATCGTATAATGCAGCCCAAGTTTGCACTCTTGCGTCATTCATAAGATATGGTTCTGCTTCACCTAATGTTGCATACAATAATAGATCTGGGCAATTAGCCAAGAATACATTAGATGAATTACTTGAACTTAAATATGCAGGTGCTGCATAATAAAGCATATTTAATGTGTATGCTGAATCTGGAATAGGTGCAAATTGGAACTCTGCAGCTAATACTGTGTATTTAGTTGGAACACCAGATTCTGTTGTTCTAGCATTAGCAAAAAAACTTGGGTTACTTAAGTATTCTATAGTAGATACTGGTGTAGTTTGTAAATATAATCCACGCATAGCTAAAAAGTCACTAGGTAATGCAACTGTTTTGTCACCAGCTGTGGTTGTAGTAGTTACAACCTTAAGCATAAATCTTGTACGAAGATCACGTCTTAATCTATTTTCAGCTAACTGAATAAAATCTGGGATCTGTGTTGTTAAGTCACTACGAGCCAAGTAATCAGCTACTGTAGCCTTTAGGTCTGTGTAATTAGTAAATGCCATTATACTGTGCCTTCTCGTGTACGAAACACTTTGTTATCTGGGTCATTAAGAAATCGTCTAAATGCTTTTTGGTCTATGACATGGAATCCACGCACAATACCTCTTTTGTTTAATTCGTCAAAGACAGTCATAGGAATACTAGCTATCTTGTTATCAAATATATCATCACCCCAACGAGTGTTTTTATCTGTGTGTTTTCTTTGATTGTAATTACTATCTATAATATCTGTAATGTCTTGTTTAGTTTCAATCACTAAACCACTATCAGTATTATGCATAACGCTTGTTCTGAATGTTATTGGTTTCATTTTAAAATGTCACTATAAAAAGAATGACAGAGGTGTAGGCATAACCTATCACCTCTGCACTCAATAATGGATAAAGTTCCATTAAACCTTTATTACTCTGCCAAGTCAGCAATAATTGCGTGAGCAGCTTGATTACGCACTTCTAGTGTGTATTCTACTAAAAGTTGTGTAACATCTGCGTCACCTACTTTAGCCAATTCATTTGTTTGGAATGGGCGTAAATATGCAACTGCTGCGTACTCTGGATCAATAACAAATGCTTGTTCACCGCTGTCACCAGAATCTGCAGTCAAAAATCTGTTAGGTACAACAGATAATGTGCCGAAGTCTGATAAGTAAACGTCTGCTGCACCAATAATGGTTGTTGGTTTGTCACCAGTAGCCATATAACGTTGAGCTGCAACACCAGCAAATGCTGATACGTTTACTTTTTGTGTTGGTGTAGTCATAAGAACTGTTGGATTACCACCATTTGTAAACGCAGATTTAACTGCTGTTTTTAACATTGCTTCTGTAAAAGCTGCGTCAGTACCAGATACACGAGCTGTAGTGCCTAATGAACCAGCAGTACCGTTAGTGCCACCAACATAGTTAGATGATAACCAAGTTTGTAGACCACCAAGTGTACGAGCTGTAGTAGCATTACCTGCTGATGCAACTGTATTGTTTAAAAGTGCTTTTTCCATATCACGTTTAATTTCAGCAGAAACTTTTGCTAATTGATAAGCCTTTTCAGACTTACGACCAGCTTTGTCAATTGCTTCCATAGTTCCAGAAATCTTAATTGTCTTTTCAGAAATTTGAGTTCTGTTACCTACTCGTGTTGTTGGGCTAATTGTAATGTCAGAAGCTGTTGCACCTTCAACTACAGCATTAGTTGCTGCTGCTGCAAGTGAATCAGTTTGCCATTCGTGATATGTTGCTGTTGCTTTTGTCTTACCAATAGAACTCATAAATGGAGTTTCTGTTGGCGAGATATCATAAATAACATCTGACAAATCTTCTCTATTACCAATAGAGGTATAGGTTTGATACGTTGCCATAATTTTTCCTTATTCTAAAAATTGTTCAAATAAAGCTGCGGCATCTCTTACTCTTCCAGAGTTACGCAACTGTGTTTTTTGTTTTTTGATTGTGTCTGTATTGTTGTTACCTGTAGACGATCCAGCCTTTAGCATCTTTGGTGCTTCAGAAACTTTCTTCGTTACAGCAGGTTTTGACTTTTGAAGCTTGTCATACATCATTGCCTTGTGTAATGTAACAACGTGCCTAGAGTCATAGACATTAGATAATTCTACGTCTGTGAAACCAAGCGATTTGCCATAATTACGAATCTCATTACGGAGGTTTTCGCCTTTAGCTGGGTCTGAAAACTCTGGTAAGACCTGTGTTAATTTTTGTGCTTCCTGTGCAACTCTATCTTGCATGGCACGAGCATTTTCAGATTGTTGCATTTCTGCAATTCTGTATTGTTCGGCTCTTATAGCATTGAGTTGTTCTTTCTTTTCAGAAAGTTCAGCAACTTTAACAGCATAGCCTATCGGGTCGTTTTCTTTGAGGTATGTTAAATCCTCATTGGAAGATTGCGACACTATAAATTGCTCTATAGCTTGCAAACGTTGAGCGTATGTATCACGAGCATACTTTGCTTCCTCAATTGCTTGACGTTCAGCTTCAACAGCTTTACGTTGTTCAGCAACTTCAGTAGTTTTTTTCGTATAGTCAGCACCAAGTTGATAACCTTTAATTAAATCGTCAAGGGTAACATCCTTTTCTTCGCCAGCAGCCTTTACTTTAAAAGTCTGGGGGAGTTCCTCTTCTTCAACTTCGGTTTCTTCTTGTTCTTCAGCTTTGCCTTCTTCTGCTTCTATTTCTTGTGCTTCTACTTCTTGTGGCTCTGCTTCTTGAACCTCTGCCTGTTTAGCTTCTTGTTCACCTGCTAATTGCTCTTGCGAGTTAGCTGGGGTGTTCATTAGACCTTCAAAAGCATTAGCTGCTTGACTTACAGTAAGCGTGCCACTTCCAGAATTTTCTGGAGTCATGGTTGTTTCACTCATTTTTATTTCCTATAATCCTCTAGGGGAGGTAACCCATTTTAGAAATGTCTAAAATATCTTCCATGCTTTACTTTTAATTTCGCTAGTTTTAGCGATTGATTCCAAGTAACCCATGAGTTCGTTATAACAAGCTATTCGGTGATAGGCTTGTTCACGCACATCTACTTGTTCTGCATTAGAGTAAATGATACGTTGTAATTGGTTTTGTTGTAGTTCTTTAATTACAGCTTGAAAATGTTCGTCATTAAGTATGCCAGTAATAGCGTCTACTTTATTGGACATTGTTATTTCCTTGTGTCATGTTATTGATAGTAGCTAAAGCGTCTACAATAGATTTAGTATTAGCACCACGAGTTTGCTCTGCTTGGTTAGCAGCATCAGCTTCAATCTTGAGTTGTTTTAGAGCTAATTCAGTATTTTGTTTTAGTTCTTGTTGTTGTAACTCAAGTGCTTTACGAGCATTTTCTAATTGCATTTGCTCACGTTCTAATTCAAGTTTAGCAGCCTCTGTTTGAGCACGAATCACTGCTTTCTCACGTTCAACTTCAGCCAATACTTTTGCAGCTTCTGTATTTGGATCTGGTTTTTCTGGTTGAGGTTGTGAGAGAATTTCATTTTGCTCTGGTGTAATCTCATTCATAAATTGTGCAGCATCTTTAAAGCCAGCCATGTTAATAAACTTGGCTAATGTGTTGCGATATTGCATTAAGTTCACTAATGGATTAGATAAACCATATTGTTGAATAATTTGTTCTTGTTTTTGTAAGATCATTTGCATTGTGGTTAATTGCTCTTGACGTGTACCAGTACCTAAACCTACGTTAATAGATATATTGTATTGGTTATGCCATTCACGAGGATTAAATGCTACATATTTGCCATTTAAACGCACCAATTGCTCTTTATCTTGATATTTGCATAGTAGGGTAAGGATTCCTTTGAAAAGCGATTTAACGCCTGTTTCTGCAAAGATACGGGCTATTAATTCAAGCTTTCCTGCACTTGCTTGTGACATTGCTGACACAGCAGCAGCTGTTACGTTTTGTAAGATGTTAGGATCAATACCATTTTGTGAATCTGACACGCCTGTACGTCTAGATTGTACGCCATCTAGGTATTCAAGCATTGGGAATGAACCAGCTGTTGTAGGAGCTACAGTTAATGGCACTAAAGCGTTAGGATTTTTCAATCTAACCACACCACCAGCTGTAGATGTCAATAAATCATCAAGATTTACCTGTCCTTCCACTGCACCAACACGATAATTGTTAGTTAAATAGAGGTTATCCAACATTTGTCTTAAAACAGTAGATTTAATGAGCTGTAAATCTAGTGCACGATCAGCTAAAGACTGTCCGTAGAATTTATGTGGGATTGGAATTGGGCAAAGTGAGTGGAATGGTATATAATCACACTCTTCATCTTCTAAAACTTCGTTAGAAGCGTATACAACACGTCTTAATTCAGCAATTCCGTCATTATTGTAGTCAACTTTAATATAACATTCGTAAACTTCTACCACTTCCATAGATTGGTCTTGAGAACCCATGCTATTTGGCTGTTCACCACGAGAATAACGAGCAATTCTGTCTGGACTAAACTCTAAAGTGTCACCAGATGCTAAAGAATCTACTAAATCTTTGTCAAAACCCATAGCAACTAACTCTGAACGAGTCAACATTCTACGATGTGCTACAAATGGTGAGTCTTGAATGGTTCTTGCACGTTTAGAAATAAGGAATTCTTCTGGTGGTACGTTTTCTACGACCACTTTACCTTCTTTTTGAGTGCGTTTTACCTTAACTTCGTGTTCACGTTTAACGTTTTGGAAGACTTGACCAGTTATTGGGTCAGTAATTTCTTGTATTTCTTCTTCTGTTTCTTGTTCTACAACCTCTAATTCGTCATCTTGCATGAGCATGATAAGCTCATCGTCTGTAAGTGACTCATATTTTTCTTTTGTAACGTCTACCTTCTCATCCCAGTATGCTTTTATAATACCAGTTTTTTGTAGAAGTGCGTCTTTAAACCAATTGTGTAGAATTAAAAAGCCATCGTTTTGTTTGTAGAATACCCAATTACAATATTCAGTTGCTTGTTGTGCAAAAGGTTCATCGCCATTGTTTACAGGTTGGAATTCAACAACACCG